GATACTCCCCTATTAAAATCGTAGTGGAATAATATAGATTATATCTATTATGTAGATGAGTTAACTAAAATACATAGTCAGAATTTTGTAAAAATTCAAGACATTACTGAAATGAAAATTGCTCTTCCAAAATTATATCATTTGGTAAAGGGGACAGATGCTAAATCTATTTCTTTTTTTACGATTGAAAGTAATTCTCAAGCTATTGGAATGATTGTAATTTTTTATGATTAGGAAATTGTATATGATTAGAAAGATCTTGCTTTCATACTTAAAACTGTTAATGAATTAGCAAAATTACTTGATTATGAAAACGTAAAATGATTTATGAAATATGATAAGGTAAATGGAGAAGTAGGTTTTATTGAAGCTACTCATGAATACAAAAATCTTTCAAATGAATCTTTAAAGTATATTTCAGTTACAACTCTTATAGGTAAATATGAACAAGAGTTTGATAAAGATTTTACTAGTAAATATAAAGCTTTAGAAAGATTACTTCCCTCTGATGTTTGGAAAAAAGAAAAAGGTGGAATTTGGAAATCTCATAAAATTCCAAAAGATTTTTTAGAAGTGTATGACATTAAAGAATCAGAATTAAATGCCACACAACAAGACATTCTTGATGAATGGGCTAAAATAAATCGAGAAGCCTGTGAAAGAGGAACAAAGATTCATTCCGAATTAGAAAACTCTTTTTATAAAGCAGGCAATAATGTTAAACTGGAAAAATTTGGGATTGGAGGTAAATTTCAATGCAAGAAAAATTATAATGAATTAGATTTAGAATATGGAGTATATCCTGAATATCTTATTTATTTTAGTACAAAAGATAAAATATTAAATCTTGCAGGCCAAATAGACTTATTAATAAAGAATGGCAATGAGATTGTCTTGATAGACCACAAGACTAACGCTAAAATTGATCAGAAAGGGTTCTATGATTCTAAATCACGTCAAACAAAGAAAATGAAATTTCCATTAACTAAATTAGATGATTGTAATTTTACTCATTATACATTACAATTATCTTTATATGCTTGGATGCTTCAAAGGATTAATCCTGACTTTGTTATAAAGGATTTAATTATAAATCATTATGACCACAGTGGGAATAATACTTTATATCATTGTCAATATTTAAAGAAGGAAGTAGAATTACTGCTAAAGCATTATAAAAGACAAATAATATTAGAAAATCAAAAAAAGAAATATGAAAGAATTTAGTACTGAAGAAAGAATTGAGATTTGTAGAAAGTGTCCAATCTATGCTATGAATCAAACATGTAATTCAAAATTATATTTGAATCCAGAAACTAATGATGTTAGTACAGTTCCAAAATCTGGGTATATTCGAGGCTGTGGGTGTTATATTCCAGTCAAATCTAGAAATAGAAATAATCATTGTACTGTAGGAAAATGGTAAATGTGTTTAGTAAAATTAAAAATATAATAGTTGGTAACTGGAGAAATTTAACTGGTTATACATCAGATATTCAAAAAGAAAGATTAAAGATATGTAAAACTTGTGAACATAATGTAAAATTTGCAAACACAAGAATATGTAATTTATGCGGCTGTATTTTAAAATCAAAAGCCAGCATAGAAAATGAAAAATGTTTATTAGGAAAATGGTAGAAAACAACAAACCTTTATTAACTGAAAATGAAAAGATTGCATTAGTAATGAATAATGCAGGAGATGGACAAGGACTTATTATGGATATGAGCGGAAAGACTGCTGATGAAGTAATGAAAGATGAAATGGTTAATAAATTCAATGACCAAGTAGATATGTATGTTGAAAAGTTCAATGAACATTCTAAAAATTTAGAGAAATATGTTGATAATATCTCTAAAAATGTAGAAGAAATTGAAATCATGCCTTTAGGAAACTATATTCTTGTTAAAGAATTTGAACAGAATCCTTTCCAAAGAATTGTTAGAGATTCCTCAGGTTTAATAACTGATTTAGGAGGTATGAAGCCAATATTTAAAAACACAGATAATGGAGAAATTGAAGAAGAAGAACTCTTTATAAAAGTTGGAGTAGTTCAAGAAACTGGGCCAGAATGTAAATATCTTCAAATTGGAGATACAGTATTTTATTCTAAACCGGCATCAATAGTAGTTCCATTTTATAAACAAGGTCTTGTTCAAGTTTGCGAAAACCGCATAATAGCAGTAGTTAATAAAGGATTATCTAAAAGATTTAATAAATGAGTATGTATTATGAAGATAAGGTTTATTTTAAACCTGGAGATATAGTCTAGATTAAACAGGATATTCCTTATAAGCCAATCATGATTGTTTCTCGTGTAGAAAGAAGTATGATTAAAAAAGAAAATCGAAATGATGCTTTAAGAGGAATTAAATGTAGATGGTTTACAGAAAATGGCTTTATTCAAGAAGCTGTTTTTTCAACAAAGGATTTAATATTAATTAGCAATGAATGATAAAGAATTACAGTAGGCTTTTATTCAATTTTTGGCTCAAAAATCTGGAGCTAAAAATCAACAAGAACTTGAAAAATATGTTCAATCTCTTGGAGAAGATGGATTAAAACAAGCTTATGAAGAATTTATACAATTAATGCAGTCTAAAGCTCAAAAAGCCGCACATGGAGCTAAACTTCAATATTTTAAGAAATTGAAAAATCAATGTGCTGACGATGAAGAACTCGTTTACTTTAAAAAAGGCGGAATGATTGATTGTGGCTGTAAAAAGAAAATGGAGGATGGAGGCAAAACTCCAAAAAAGAAATCTTCCAATAAAGCTGTTGATGATTTTAAGAATCGAAACAAATAGACTAAACTTGACCCTAAAACAACTAAAACTCTTCCTGGAGGAAAATACCCAACTTATTGGAGTTCTCAAGATAGACAAACTTGGGAAAGAAATCATGGAGATAACGATGAAGGAGCAGCTGTTGTAAGAAACAAAGGTGTTGGAAAGAATGAAAAAGGAGGAGAAGTAAAAAAGAATTGTGGTGGTTCAAAGTTTAAATTTAATAAAGGTAAGAAAATAAAAGTATCTTGCTAATTTAACTTAAAAATGATTATGTAAATATGACATTAGATGTATGGGATTATGATTAGAAAACTGGAAAAGCAGTATTGATGACTGCTGATTTAGTTTTAATTAAAGAATTTAAAGAACTATTAAATCCTAAGAGAAATCAATGTAAAGAAGATAAATCTGGATTAGAACATTTAAGAGCAGATAGAGAATTTACATACATATATTTAGCAATATGTTGGAAATCCCCTTATGCAAACTTTTCTAATTTAGAAAGACATGAAGCTGCTTTATAGGATTCAGAATTAACTGAAGAAGAGTGGAATGACCCAGTATTCAGAGCTGCATGTAGAAAATATCAATCTTTACAGGATTCAAATAGGTATGTAAGACTTTTACAATCGGCTGAAACAGTAACAGATAAAATTATAGATTACTTCGATAATATAGATTTAACTGTGACTAAAGATGATGGAACTCCAGTAGTTAAAATTACCGATATTCAAAAAGCCATGGATTAGTCTGCAAAATAGATTGAAACTTTGAAATTGTTAGAATCCCTTGTTAAGAAGGAATTAACTGAACAAAGTTAGATACGTGGTGGTGCTGTTGAAGGATTTATGCCAGATGACTGAACCAGTAAAAAAGAAAAGAGGACGTCCCAGAAAAAATCCTCTTCCAGAAGAAATTCAATCACTTATCGAAGAAGTAAAAGAAAAGCGAGAGGAGATTCAACAGCAAATTAAACAAGAAGAATCCGATAAAATTGAATCAAGAGAAGGGGAATGGGATGTTAAAATTGGAGATGAGATTCCTTATTTTGATAAAAGATTATCCTATGAACATACTGGATATAAACCAATAACAGAAACTGAAGGATTAGATTTTAATCCGAAATGGTTTACAGAAGCTAGGGATACTTATCTAAAGACTGGACATTATACAACATTTTTTCCTGGGTCTAAAGCATATAAAGATTTTTGGAATTAGGAATATAAACGGTGTAAAAATGGATTAACTATTAATGGATATACTATTACAGGATTTAATTATTATTTCTTAAATTACTACCAATTACCAAATACAGATTAGGAAAAAGCAGGCGATAGTCCTTCTATTATTTTTCCTAATTTTTTTACATATTAGTATGAGTTCTTTCACTACTTTGAATTGTGTAGAGTATTAAAAAGAAATGGGTGTTTAATGAAAAACAGAGGATGTGGCGCTTCTGAAATGACTGCTTCAATCTTTGATGACTTTTTTAATTGTTTTAAAAACAGTATTTGCTTATTAACGGCATTTGATAGTAATTATGTAGAGAAAACATTAGATAAAATATGGAATGGAATATCCTTTACTGATGACAATACTGATGGAGGAATGTTAAAACTTCGTCAGGTAATAAATACTAATACTAAAAAACGTTCTACACACTATAAAGTTGTAAACGGACAAAAAATTGAAGTAGGATTTGGTTCATAGATAGAAGGTATTGTTGTAGATAAG